CATCAAAAATATCTTTTAAGACTTGAGGGGCGTGTTCGGTATTGAGACTATCAAAGCCATCAACAGAAGATTGACCAAAAAAACGGGATACTTCATAAATGGCTTTGTTTTGTTGTTCAATAATTTGAGTTTGTTCGCGTGACATAATTAAAACCTTTTTTGGCTATAAGAAACGATAAACGAATCTTAAAACACAAAAAAAGGCGTTAAAAATGCACTTCCGAAGTTTGGTGGTAATGTATTACCTAATATCCAACAGCCAACCAAACATATCCTGCTTGTACTTGATGTACACTGCCTACCAGTTCATACATTTTTACTACAAGCGCACTATCTGTCCAATTATGTAAAACTGTAAGAAATGCAATCTGGTCTGTTGGTTCGGGGTTGAATGGGGTCGCCATAGCATACAAACAAAGATTATCAAATGGCGTATTAAACGTTACATTTGTTGAGACAACACTTGGTGGTAATTCTCCATAAATAACCAATCCCATTTTTAAAACAAAACCGTTGGGGAGTTTTTGACTTATTTGGTTTATATGGATTCCAAGCGCAAATGCGCCCACAATAGTCGCCGCGTCAGGCCACACATTAGCTGCGCCGCTATTCATTTCTGCTTGCGTGGCTTTTTCAACCAATCCCAATACAGTCTCTGTAGCCAATGTTGGTAATGTTGGTAATGTTGGAATAGCACTAGCAACAGCATCCAACTGTCCTTTACTCACCGCATGATTAGCACTTGTCCCATCTGCCACACTAAACTGCTGTGTACTACTCCCTGCCAACGCCGCCTTATTGTCTAATTGCCCTTTATTCACCGCATGATATTGTGTTGAACCATCTGCCACACTAAACTGCTGTGTACTACTCCCTGCCAACGCCGCTTTATTGTCTAATTGCCCTTTATTCACCGCGTGGTCATCGTCAATCCCATCTTTAACGCTAAAGTATTCGTTACTATCGCCATTTAATTCGGCTTTTTCGTCTAATTGACTTTTTCTAACTGCGTGGTCAGCTCCTGTAGCAGCCCCCACACTAAACACATTGTTTGCATCACCGTTTTTGTCGGCTTTACCTGATAAATCAGTTGACAATCCACTTGTCGCTGAGTCTAATTGCGTTTTTGTAACCGCGTGGCTGTCTAATGTTGCAGGGGCAACATTAAAGTATTCAGCTATGTTTCCGTTTTTATTAGCTTTTGTATCTAATTGACTTTTACGCACTGCATGGTCGTCTGATACAGCGGCTGCTACACTAAAAACTTGTGCTAAATTGCCGTTTATATCGGCTTTGTTCGCTAAATTTAACATACCAAAAGTTGATGATAAGCCATTATCTAACTGTAATTTAGTTATCGCTTCGTCAGCGTAAATCGCACTAGCCACCTTAAAACGCTGCGTATTATCGCCATTTAACGCGGCCTTTGAGTTTTGCAAATTAGTATCCGCATTACTTCTAGCTGTTGCCTCCGCATCTAACTGCTCTTTGTTGACTGCATCTTTAGGCGCAACCCCATTCGCTACTTTGCATATTTCGGTATCATTATGTATGCGTTTATATTGGGCGTGAGGGTGGGCATGGGCGGTATGCTCATTCATCAATTGAACCGCTAAAGGAGAATTGACATCTAATAGCAACGTGATGTTATCAACATCGGTTAGCGTAAAGCCAAACGTAATAATGCTGTTTACCTCGTTAATCAGTTGAATTAAAGGCGTGGTTGTTGAAGATGCCACTGCAAAAAGTACGTTATTTTCATCAAACAAACCTATTTCGTAAATATCGGCCGTAATAGAACTGTTTAAGTTTACAGTAAATCTTAGAGTGTGAGTTGTTGGCTCAATTTCTCCACCATTAACCAAATAACGCTCTAGTTCCGTGGTTAAAGCTGTTTTAGTAGGGGCTGCTGTTGCTGCGTTGTACTGTCCGCTACCCACTGCAATATGTTTAATTTGCAAATCTAAGCCAACAAGTGTTGCATTAAGTGCCGCCGTGCGACCAACATCGGTTAAATAAAATTGAATAGCCATAAGAAACGCCCAAAGATGACATGATATTTTGGGCATTTTAAGACTGATTTTACTATTTTTTTTTGCAACTTCCGCTAAAGGCTTTGCACTTGAGCCTCTAATGAGTCCCAATTATCTTGTTGCTCTTTGTTGCTGACAAAATACCCCTCACTAAACGCCTCGGTATAGCTCACTTCTTCCAAAAACAAATAAGCAAAAACATCGGATATATCAGGCGATTTAATACCTTTTTTGTGCATTTCTTCTTTCGATAACACCTTAAATCGGGCGTTATCATCAAAAGTATAGGGGATGCGCGTAATTTGTTCGGCTATTTTGGCCTTAAACTTGGGTGTATGTATTTTGAATCTACCTTGAGCAATAGCACGGCTTAAACACACATTTGCCTGACTGCGCTTGTTTGCATAGTCTTTGCGATTTTCGTTGCTAAAGCACTGGCCGCCCCATTTTGCTGACTTGTAATATAGCCCTTTGGATTTTAACTCTTGACCAAGCAGCAAGCCTGCGCCGTTATCATCCACGACTAACGAGGCATTAGGATAAGTAGTCATACACTCATCAATAACCCCTAAAATCTCGTGAATGGTGTCTTTGTTTTTGCAAAGTGGTATATCCACAATCTCAGCACGTCTTGCATACTCGCCATGCGTAGCGTAACCCCATACTTTAGCCACACAAATAACGCTATCATCTCGGCCTACTCCACCGCCCACGTCAACCGTAATAATATAGCCGTAGTCATCATACTCTCCGTGTTTAATTGCCTCGCCCTCGTAGCAATTTTCTATTTGTGTTCGCGTCACTAAAAACTCATTGCTTAAATCAGGGAATAAACCACGGACACGAATCATATAGCCTGCATCGTCACGACTACCGTACTTCTCAAGCATTTCTTGCAAGGTCTTTTCATTGACAAGAGGCGATTGCTCACCGTTGAAAACTAAACTTGTCCATGACCCACCTGCCCGATGGCTTAATCGGTGATGCGTTTCGTAAAAAAGTCCTGCGTTTCTTGTTGGTTGACTGGTTAAAACGCATCTATTACTTTTGTGAGTTAATGCGCCTAAAGCCACGTCATAGATTTTGTCGTCAATGCCGCTTGCCTCATCACACCATAAAAAATAGTTATCGCCATGCTGACCTGCAATCGTAGTAGGGTTGTGTTTGGATGCTGTTTTAGCTATAACGTGCCAAGTTTTGTCATAGCCTTTGATATAGACTTTTTCTGAAAATATCTCGACATACTCAGCAAGCCAACTCAAAGGCCCATTTTTTAATCTAGCCAAACACTTACTAATTTCCTTCCACACAATCGCGCGTAATTGAGTTATGGATGGTGCTGTAAATAACATCACACTTTCTTCAAAAAATAATAAGTGCCAAAGGGCAACGACACCTGCTGACGCGCTCTTGCCTGTATTATGAAGAACTGTAAAATCACCACCTAAAAATTTATTGTTACCATCCAATATAAAGCCGTAATAATCACCTTCGCCTAATGACTCTACAGACTTAATTGAAAAATTAAGATTCCTCCTTTGATGATGCAAATTAGGCCGCTTTTTTCTTTCAATACGGACTGGAATTAAGTCTATATTTCTACCTATTGTTAAACGGTAATAAGTTCCTACAACACCATTATTGCAACATTTTTTTTGCACCTCTTTAATTGTCGCATGGCAACCAACAGATTTTGCAAGCCACACAACCTGTTCGGCTAATTGTTTACTTTTTTGCACAAAATCATAAGAACAACCGTCTAAAGAACCGTCCGTATCAATAAGACCAGCAAGCAACTGTCTTCTGTCCTCAATATTTGCTGTTAAATAAATATCAGGGATGTGTTTATTATCAAAAATACCCAACTCTTTAAGTTTTTCAATGAAAAAGTTTTTAGGTGAATTTCCTTTTGAGCCATAAATGCTATAACAATTTTTGCCTTCTTTTGATGTGCTAGTAATTGTTTTGTTTTCAGTTAATCCTATTGCTGCAATATATTCACTCCAAGCGTTAATAACTTCGCTATCAGGATTAGTTATTTCAGGTGCGTTTTTTGTTCCATCACCAAGCCAAACCCCTAAAATATAAGGAGGAATTGGCAAAATAGTATTATCAACTATAAACTGCTGCACAGAGCTTCTATATATTGCATGACAACGCTTTTTATCTTCACCCCAATTTAACCAATCACGCACAGTGACAGTTATTTTGTCACCTGTTTTTCTTCTTCCTTTTGAGTTTGTCGCAACCAAACATAAAATATGTGACTCATTAAAAATATGACTTGTACCATCGGAATAAGTAAATCGGTACATATTTTCTTTGCCACGTTTTAGCTCTAAAACATGACGAACACTTTGCCCATCATCACCCATGAGCTTATCGCCTACTGCTACATTTTGCACGGGCTTAATTTTGCCATTGGCGCACATAATTGGCGTGTCAATCCCAAAACAACCATGACCAGACGAAACCGTTGTTCTGCTACCGTCCAAAGCAATCGACTGTAGCAATAAATCTTGTTGCCACGTTGGAGTCATATCAAGGGCTTCAATCATAAATCGCGTAATGTCGTAACGATAACGCAAACAAGCCTCTTTCCACTCTACAAGCGTTTTTAAATCTGCAAGCATATCAATAGCCTATTGTTTACTTACTGCTATTTTAATCGTGTGGAACACTGCAAAATTAAGCACTTCCTTTGTGTCAAAATAGGCTATTGGCAAAATTACAGTAGGCAAATCACCATGTTTTACCGTGCAAAAATCTTGAGTTATAACGCGCAAAATCGCACGGCCAACGTACACATTATCGGTTTAACAGACGGTGCAGAAGATGGATTAACAGCTACCTTCGCTTATGCGGTGGGGGATGATGATAGAGAGACGGAATTAAAGATTGTTGCAGGTAACGATTGTTATGTTTTTTTTGAGAGTAACGACCCTGCACGGCCTGTTATTGCATTTTATGCAAGTCATGGTTCAGGTGCTTTAGTTGATACAAGGCGAATACAACAACAAAACATTGAGCTATTGGCACAAATAAAAGCAACGATTGATGCTAAAAACATTGAGCTTAAAGGCAATGTCAATACTTATGGCTCTCAATACATTACAAAAAGCCTGTCAGTGGCAACAGGGGCGACAGGCACTTTTTCTAACTTTTTAGGACAAACACTCACTATTATTGACGGTATTGTGATTAACATTGTTTAGAGGTATTTATGAGCGACATTAACACTGACTACATCAATTCGCTGATTGATAAAATCAACGCATCAAGTAATTGTAGCGAACTTCAAGAAAATATTAATTTTGTGATGGAACGGTTAAACAAACAAATGCAATCACTAACCGACCAACTAAGCAAAGCAAGCGGTATTGCCGCATTGTTAGAAATACCTACAAATCCCATTTCGGCTGTATTGTGGATTAAGAACTTTATTGAAGGCGTATTGATGCCAATGTATCAGCCATATTTGACAGCTATCGCCCAAATCACGGCATTGGCAAATGCGATTCAAGATATTATTTCTAGTATCAACGCAAAACTTAATACAATTCAAGGATGCTCTATTGATATTCCAAGCATTGATATTCCTGTTATTCCACCGCCTGTATAAGCACTGGAAGCCCCAAAAAACAGCTCTTAAAACACACGCATAATATCGCTATTACCTTGTTTTAAGAGTTTCAACCATGAAAGACATTAAAGAAGATGCTAACAGCTTAAAAGGCTTTAGTTTGGCATCCCTAACCGAAAAAAATGAATACATTAAACTGCTTGAGTCTTCGCTTAAAAACGCCGTGCGTACTGGCAAAATTGATTTAATCAAGGTTGAAGTACAAAAAATTAAACGGGTGGCTGGTGTGAGTGTTCGCCCTGTTGAGTTTAGTTTTAGTGATGGTCAAAACGTGGTTGTGATGCTACGCGCTGGCGGTACGTCTTATGCGGTTAAAATTAACGGTAAAGACCTCCCTTTAGTCGGTGACTTGCATCCTGACGAAGATACCACCTTTAAGTCAGCGATTAAGCAAATTGCTATGTTTGTGGTTAAGGGGAGCTTGGCTTTTACCAAAAAGCTAGAGGCAAAAAGCACTGCAAGCCTATCTCAGCCAAGTGGAGCAAGCGGCAAAACCCCACCACGAAATATCGCTCAAAACATCAAAGATAATAATGTGCTGATTGAGCAATTAGAAAACAAAGTTGATGCGTTAATTGTCCAACGTGACGCACTTAAACAGCAAGTTGAACAAGCTGCTTAGTTTTTAGACTACTTTTAACTGAATACAGGTTTATCCGTCACTTTTGAGTGCGTATTGGTTTATACGTCAAAAGTGACGTATAAACAGTGTTAGGTTTTACTAAATAAAAATCTACTATAGATTCTAAGTAAAAAAATCATCATTAAGTAGGTAAAGCCTATAATAAGTATTGCAAATCCGTAAGTATCCCGAAACTGCATCTTTAGACACAATTCATTAAGTAAAGAAAAAATAAAGTAGGTTAAAACAATATAAAAAATACTGTACCTGCTTAAATTATTTTCAATTTTAGATATAAGACGCTGGTGATTGTTCATAATACAGGTTCTCACGCCCGACTACTCAATGTGGAGTAGTGAGGGAATCATGCCCTAAACTTCACCTATCGTCAACCACTCCTCATCTTATCTTCAATCGCTGCCAAGTTTCGTTCAAACGCTTGTTTTTGTTGTTCTGCCATTAACAGGCGTTTTTCTTCTAGCAGATTATCAAGTTTTAAAAGTTGTGCGGTTCTTTGTTGCTCAATCGCTTGCTTATCTTTAAAATCATCAAAATCTAGGCCATGTAAGCCAATCAGCATTTTAGTATTACGCTCATTAACCATAGATGCCGTATTTGCGATATTTACCATCTTTTCAAAGACTGACAATTCAAAAGTTAATACTTTTAAATCCTGTTCGTCAGCTTGGCTAAAATCAGTTGTTTCAAGTTTGGCAATGTACTCAGCTAAACCATCAATAGCTGATTGCGTGATGTTAAAAACATTCCACGCTTGCTTTCTTAGTTCTTCAATTTTGTTGAGTTTTTGCGTGGCCTCCCAGTAAGATATTTTGTCAATTTTTTTCTCTGAATTTTTAATTTTTTCAATGCTAAAAACATTGTCGCAAGTGTCTGTTTCTGTTTTGTTTTCCTCGATTTCTTCATTTGTAAAATTTTCAATGTTTTTTACATCGTTTTCATCATCGTTTTTAACAATCTCTTTTAGCTGTTTAGCTGTTAGTTTTTTCCACTTTTCACTCTTAATTCTTCTGCTCAAAGTAGCAATAGTTGGTACATCACATTGTAGGCTTTCTGAAACTTGCTTGAGTATTGTTTCAAGACTTGTTGACTTTGGCGACACCTCCCAAATTTTTTTAAGTGCCTTCCAAACAGAATCATCATAACGTACTGAGGTTGTCATAATAAATCCACATCTAAAGATAATTGTTGATATTGTACTTTGTACTGGTTTTTGATGATTTCTGACTGAGTGCAATGCTTAGCAAAATCGCCTTCATCATCTTGTATAGACATAAATCCCATTTCAAACGCCTGCATTTGATTGGCCTGCTTGCAATCGTAGTCACGGATTGCATTGGCTAATCTTGATAACGCCTCTTTTGTATTGTCATCAAGCTGCAACTTATTATCCCTAAACGCTTTTAAAGTCATTTTTGCGGCATCGATTACACATAACGCGCTTGGGGTCGGTGCTTTACTAATAAACTTGGCGCACATCTTTGAAATATAATCAGTCATACGCTCAACACTATCATGTGCAATCTCAAACATTCCTTGGTACATATAACCTGCCGACTTCACAATAGCCGTTTCTTGCAAGTCAAATTCGCTGCTAAAGCCAAGTATAAAATCGGCACTTACTTGATAAAGCCGACAAAATTTAATTAAAACACTTGCGGCTACTTCACGATAACCACTTTCATACTCGCTGATACGATTAGTATTTTTGCAATTTGAGTGCGGATATAGTTTTTTCATTACGTCTGTCTGACGCATTTTTGCAATAGTTCTAGCTGCAACCAAGTTGTGAGCAATCATCATTCTAATTTTTTGCTCGTTATCGTTATAGTTTCTTTTGTTTAATCTTACATTTAATGCGGTATCGTTCAGTTTTGTCATTTTGTATTCCTAAATTCACCACTACATTCTAAATAGACTAATTACAACCATCGCTAGAGCTAATTTGTTGGACAAAACTTGAGTGTTAATTCAGGGCAAAAAGTTGGTTGTGAAGCGCAGCCACTGACCGATAAAACCATGAGCAAAACAACCGTTATCAAAACAAGTCTATTTATCATCATAATAATCACCTATGCGCTTGATTGCCTCTTGTGCCGAATAACAAACAGAGACAGCAAAGCCAACATTTGCCGCGTTTTGTAAAAATCGTTCTTGATTCTCTGTTAGCGTGTTATCCCCATGCTTCATCTCAATATATAAACCATGATACTTGCCCCGAGGCACAGGCAAAAACAAATCAGGCACACCCGCAACGATAAATTCCATTTTAATATAATCCTAACTTTTGCCGAAAAGTGGATTTTGGCTTCTATCATAAATGATTTTGACATTCGGAAAATGGTCATTTTTAACCATCTCAACCCCGACCATCTCAAGCAACCTTAAAGCGTACTCCACAGGGACGCTATTAGCCCTATCTTGCACCTTAATCTCTAACCCTGTGGGGTAATGCCTACAACGTGATTCAAGGTCGTGTATCGCTTGCCAAATCGCATAATCAACAATCCATTCATCGCGTAAAACGTGTTCACTCAAAACCGATAACTGTTTTTGTAACTCCGCACATTCGCGGTGCTTGCGGTCAAGGTCGCGGGTTAGCATCATTATTTTGCTGTTTAGTCTGTCAACTTCTTTTTCTAGTTCTATGCTCATTCTGACACCTCGTTAAGTGCCTGTACCAAAGACGCATTGCGCGCCCTTAGTTTGTCGTTAGCTTCAACCATTTTTAACCAAACATCAAAGGCCAAATGCTTTGTACTCGGAGTTATCTTAGCATCAGTCTCTAATGCCTTTAAAAACGCGGTAAATTCATCGTAACGGCTGTGCATATAAAACGATTCGTTATTCATCACACATACCCTCAATTATTTTAATAGCGTGTTTTAAATGATGCCCAAAACCAAATATAACAAAATTAAATAACTGTCGCTCTTGGTCTGTTTGATACAAAGCAAGCGTGTCTAATTTATCAGTGATTTTGTTATTCGTGTTAAAGCTGTAATTAACATCGCCAAAACCGTTATTTATTTCATCATTCAAATACCAAATGGCTTTTTTTAACTCTTGATTGATGTTGTCTTTTTTACCACAACGCCACAGGTACTTGATTGCACAGCCACGGTTAAAATCAAGATGTCTTGTAATCTCAATACATTCGATTTTGCTAGGATGCTCAGTGTAATGTGGCGGGCGATTGATTAAATCACTCATTGTTTTGCCCCTATTTGTTTTACATTGATATTACGCATAAAACCTGTACCTTGCCCTTCGGTTGCTTTCATCATATCAACCTCAACTTTGGCCGAATTGACCAATACTTGGCCAATATCACAAATGGCTTTTGCTCTATCAATGTCGATTTTACCATCAACTAACAAATCCATCATGTTTAAAAACGATTCACGCAAATAGTTAATATCACGCATTTTCTATAGTCCTCTGCAATTTTTTAATTGCTCTCAGTGTGTTTTGTAATTCAAGTGGAAAGCGTAGCATTGTATTCATTTTCATC